AACGGCCGATCGCTCGGCCCGCGCCATCAGAGCAAGCCCGCGAAGCTGGCTCGCGCAGCGCTTCCGATCCGCGAGCGTGGGGGCATGGTGGGGGTCACATCTCTCGGCTGCGCTGCACCTCGTATCGTTCATCTTCGATCCCTCTCTCTCGCGCCGTCTGGCGCTGTCGTGGGCTCCCGGTCTCGGGTGCCTCTCATGCCCGCAGGCCCGGGACTGCCGGGCCGGTGAGGCTATGTTTCGGGGTCTATTCCTCTTCCTCATTGCCTGGGTGAGCCAGGATGAACTCCGCGTCGCACCAGTCGCATATCCCCCCGCACCCATCTACACCCATCTCTGCGCAGCTAGGTACGCAGATACATTCCTCAGCGCTCGTCTTCGTCTTCGTGTTCGTGTTGCTCATCTCGATCCCTCTCCTTCGGTCACCGGCCCAGCTCGTTCGGCGGGCCCATACTCCGGAAACCAGAAAAAACGGCGGCGGTGGCGCTTCCAGGGAGCTTTACGCACGGGGGGGTGTGCGCATGCACGGGGGGGGGAGCTCCCCTCGCTCGAATTGAAATCCTAGTGTTGCCTCTCTGCCACACCTTCCCCAAAATTGGCTATGGCGAGTAAAACCTACGGATTGGATCTGGTATGGTGGTAGTTTTCGGTTATGTCTCGGATGTCGAAGATGGCGCTTGGTAAGGAGTTGGTGAAGCGAGCGGGTCTGCCAACGCACGAAGGAGATGTTGTGGAGACGCCGGGAGGAGATGTAGTGACGGCGAAGGATGTTCGTCACTATTTACGGGATGGTGTTCCTGGTGGTGGTAAGGCGGCGGTGAGGATACGTCGAGAGGTGGCGTCAGCGCTGGCGATGCAAACGCTGGAGAACCAGCGGATGGTGGAGGCGTTGAAGTCAGGTGGTGTGACGCCGGAATTGGTAGCTGGCGTGGTGAAGGGTTGGCTGGAGCATCCGAATCCAACGGTTCAGGAGGCTGGTGTGAGATTTGCGGCGAAGGCGATGGGTTTGGACAAGCGGGTGGAGCCGGCAAGGGTAACGGAGACAGCGGAAGCGACGTTTGAGGATTTGCTGGATAGCTGCGAAGATGGTGAAGATGGCGAAGAGAACGCGGGCTGAGGTTATCCTGGAGATGCGGGACTCTTGGGAGAAGTGCTGTGCGGAGCATTTCGTTATCAAGAACCGGCGAACGGGTGGTCAGAGCCTGTTTGTGTGGAACCGTGGCCAGCGGAAGCTGGCAGGAGTGATTCTGGAGCAGTGGTCGTCGGGGAAGCCGATCCGAGTGATTTTGCTGAAGGCGCGGCAGTTTGGCGGGAGCACGTTGTTTCAGAGCTTCCTGTTGTGGATGGGGATGTTTCGGAAGATGATCCGTGCGTTGACGGTGGGTGACACGGACGACAACGCGAAGCATTTGCATTCGCTGTCGCGGTTGATGTTTAGGCATGTGGATGGTGATTTGAAGCCGAAGAAGAGCATTGACCGTATGGACCAGTTGTTTTTCGCGAATCCTGATTCGAAGACGAGCGCGACGAAGCCGGGTCTGAACTCTGGTCTGTTCTGCGAGACGGCAGGGAGTCTGAGTCGGGATCAGGGTTTGGAGGGGGCGGTGAGTTTCCGGCGTGGTGAGACGTTTGACCTGCTGCATTTGAGTGAGGTTGCGTTTTGGCCGGACATGAAGCGGCTGATGCAGTCGCTTGTACGAGCTGTTCCGAAGCGAGCTGGGACGGCGATCTTCCTGGAGAGCACGGCGAATCTGAAGGGTGATCCGTGGTACGACGAGTGTCGTCGTGCGCAGGACGGCGAGAGCGAATATACGTTTGTGTTCGTGCCGTGGTTCGAGGCGGAGGAGTACGAGTCGGCTGTGCCGGATGTGGGCCTTGGAGAGTTGTCAGGCCGCGAGAAGTGGCTGATGGAGATTCATGGTGTGAGCGAGGGTCAAATCCAGTGGCGTCGTGAGACGTTGCGGGAGATGCATGACGACCTGAGCGCGTTTCTTCGGGAGTATCCGGAGGACCCGGAGAGCTGTTTCACGGTGAGCGGTAGCGGAGTGTTTGGTGGGGTGTTGGCGCAAGCAGAGGCTAGCATCGAAGAGCCGCGGCTGGTGGGCGATATCGTGAGGGTGAAGGACGAAATCGAGATTCTTCCGAGGCGAGATGCGGAGCTGTGGATTTGGGAGAAGCCGCGTGCTGGTGAACGGTACGTGGTAGCGGTGGATGCGTCGGAGGGGCTGACGAAGGACGCAGACAACGCGGCGGCGGTTGTTCTGGATCTGTTTGGTCGTGTGGTTGCGTCGTGGAATGGGAAGGAGCCGCCGGGCGTTTTCGCGTCGACGGTGGCGCTTCTTGGGGAGTGGTACAACTGGGCGCTGATGATGCCGGAGGCAAACGGCCCTGGGCTAGTTGTCCTCGAGGGTCTGTTCGAGATGGGTTATCCACGGATCTACCAGCGGCGGCTGGTTGACGGCAGGCCGCACACCAAGGTGGACCGTGGTGGGTGGGTTACGACGAAGCAGAGTCGTGGCATCTTGATTGCGGGGATTCGTAGTTATCTTGCTGAAATGAAGGGTGAGGGTTGCGGTGTTCGTGACCGGCGTCTGGTTCGGGAGTTGGGTACTTTCGTCAAGAAGGTTGGATCGTCTGGCGGTGTGAGAATAGAAGCGGCGCATGGTTGTACGGATGACCTCGTGATGGCCTACGGGATCGCGTTGCAGGGGTCGCACGAGTTCAAGCCAGGGAAGGTGGTCCAGATTGGTTATCGTGTTGGTCGTGAACCTCGGTCGCCGATTCAGCGTATTCGGTACTTGAACCCGGATAGGGACAAGCAGAAGGGGATCAGAAGAGTAGGTGTTGCTTGAGCGATCTGGCCGTTGGATATCTGGTTGGGCATGTTGTCGCGTGGGTTGAGGTGGTTCTTGCGATGGTGTTTGTGCGGTGGTTGTCGCGGTCAGTCGGCGGTGTGGTGCCTGGATTTGTCGGGGTTGGGTCAGTACGGACGCACTGGGAGCCGAGTGAGCGGTCTGGAATGAGGCCGTTGCCGAACCCTGGTAGGCGAACGCCGGAAGGTGTCGCGTGAGCATTTTGGAGCGGACCAAGGCTTTGTTTGCAGGCGTGGTGCCCGGGTCGAAGGGCGCAACGGCGTCTTCATCGGAGGCGCTGGCGAAGCAGAGCGAAGCAGAGAACACGCTGGCGTCGCTCCTGTTGGATAGGTTTCGTGCGGATACGGAGGGTGGAAACCAGGCCCACGAGAGGTATGGGCTCTACCTGGAGAGGTGGCGGCGGCGGTATCGGCTGCCGGACCGGGCCTCGTGGCGCTCGAACGTCAATACCGGAGCGGAGTTTGCGAGTATAGAGACTCAGGTTTCCATTTTGACAGCGACGCCGCTACGGCTTGAGATTCGGCCAAAGAGCAATCCGAAGCTGGCCGTTCTAGCGCCGTTCTTTCAGTCGATGTTTGACGACTGGTCAGAGCGCCATCATTTCCAGGACCAGATCGAGCGGGCCGTGCGGATCAGTCTTCTGAATTCGTGGTGTGACTCGAAAACTGGTTGGGATCCTGAGTTTGGGGGAGGCGAAGGGGACCCAGTTGTTACGATTACGGACCCGCGAAACGTGTACGTGGATCAAGAGGCGACCAGCTTTCACGGCAGAAAGCGTTACACGGAGATCGAGTGGTTCACTGCCGAGGAGATGTCCGTGCTGTTTGGGCGCTCGGCCGAGGGCCTGAGTTCACAGAACAGGTATTACGATTCTGGGCTTGGGATGGCGAGTGAGGCTGAGGGTACGAGTCAGCTCCAGAAGATCCGGGTGATCCGGGTCTGGTGGGAAGACCTATCTCGGGAGAGGGTCGAGGTTCCCTTTGCGCCACAGGAAGAGGCGGCTCCGCTGACGATTGGCGAGGATGAGCAGATCGTTGAGGTTGAAGACAACACGTCGTCAGAGGAAAAGCTGCTCGACAAGGAGTCTGTCTGGGTCAGGAAATACCCGTCTGGTCGCGTGACGACGTTAACCGACGAGGGAATCATCCTGGATGACCGGCCGAACCCCTATCCGGATTGGCCCCATAACCGGCTTTACAACTACGCCGACCCGCACATGGCGACTGGTATTTCTGAGATGGATCTAACGCGAGAGATTCAGGACGTGATCGATACGTTCCTATCGAACGCCTCGGACCACATGGAGCAGCACGGGAACTACCGGATGATTCTGGAGAGTTCGACCGGGATCGACCCGGACCAGGTGACCGGGGCACCGGGGGAAATCTTCGTGCCGAACGCCGGGACCGGTCAGACGATTCGCTGGATGGAGCCGCCACCGTTGCAGGAGTGGGTTGTTCAGATCCCGGAACTGATGCGGCGATGGCACGACAACGCGACGGGTGTCCAGGACGTGATTCGTGGTGAGCGGCCGGCGGGTTTGGAGACGTTCGCAACGCTTCGGGCGCTCGAGGATTCTGGTTTGTCTCGGATCAAGCCGAAGGCGAAGAGACTTCGGGAGTTCGTCCGACAGATTGCCCTACGGGTGATCTACATGTTCCAGACCCGATATACGACGCCGAGGAAGCTCCGCGTTTCAGGCGACAAGGGAGAGAAGCTGGTTCGCATCCTGACTGAGAACCAGGAGTTCATCGCGGAAAACTCTGGGTTGACGCCGGATGAGGATGGATTTAGCCCGGAAGATGCCATTCGGTATCTCGGCCAGTCGGGGAAGGATTTCTATTTCGAGATCATCGGGATCGGGATGAAGGGGGCCATGGATATCGAAGTTCAGTCCGGCCGGATGATCGAGAAGACTCAGGCAGAGATTGAAGCTACCGCGCTGGAGCTCTCACGAGAAGGCCACATTGACACCCAGGACTTGCTGGAGAAGATCGATTGGCCGGCCCGTGAGGGTGTTCTGGAGCGGGTTGGACAGCTTCAGCAGGCGCAGGCTCAGATTGAGCAACTGACGGCTGCGTTGCAGGAGATGCAGAATCAGATTCAAGGGCAGGGGCAGGGGCAGGCGTTTCAGGGAGCGCCGGGAGGGTCTGACCCATTGGTAGCACCGATTCCTGGAGCGGTTGACGCTGGCCCCCTGGACCCGGATCAGGAAAATCAGCTTCTGGCGGACGGCCAGTTGCTGGTGACGCATCCCGAAGACGATATTGCTCAACACATTCAGGTTCATACCGTCGCGATGCAGCAGGCGCCCGGAGAGGTTCAGCCTGTATTCGCGCAGCACATCCAGATGCACCAAGGAAGGGGGTGATGGCGATGAAGGGAAACAACGGCAGCACGGTTCCGGTGAAGATGGAGGTCGAAGTCACTCGGGTCCCTGGCGGCAACATGAAGCCGCGACCGGGAACAAAGGGCAAGTGAGCTGAAGTTTTACGTTGCGGGTCTGATGAACTGGCCCGCAAACTGGAGGAAGGACATGGCGACTGACGCCGATTCCGTTGAAGTTCCTGGCGCCGACAACGGCACTCCCAGGGGATTCGACGCCGACGAAGCAGCCATTGAGGTTGAAGTCGAAGAGACAGTCGAGACCCGGGACGAGGATCAGGAGAGCAAGCCGGAGGATCTTCAGGCGAAGGTTCGAGAACTCGAGAGAGTGAATGAGGCGCTGTCTAAGTCCGCGAAGGACACGAAGGCGGCGTTTCACCAGACGCGGCAGGAGATCGCCGAACTCAAGCGTCGGCTTGAGGATAGGCAGCCTGTCGTCGAACCAGAACCAGATGTTGACCTTGCAACGGCAATCGCCAATGGAACCGAGAAAGAAGCGCTCGATCGGCTGCTGGATGCGCGTGAACAGCGCATCCGAAAGCAGCACGCTGATCGAGAGCAGGCCATCGCCAATCAGCTACAGGCTGAGTGGATTGACCTGGTTGACGCGGACGGTTCTGTCGGTGAGTTCAAGTCGGAGATGCAGCAACTTTCTGGAGAGTATCCCAACGCCACCCTCGGCGGCCTCTGGGTTCGATACGGCCAGGCCCTCAAGGACCGAAAGAACTGGGCCGGAAACGGCAAGGACGCCGACCGACTCCGCAGAGAAGGGGCCCTTGCGGTCGTGAACAAGGACAAGAGCAACCGGGTCGCGACCGCAACCGTTGACGCCAACGGCAAGGCGGGAGTGGCCCCAGGCAATAGAATCAAGCTGACAAAGGAAGAGGCGGACATGGCCAAGAGGTTCGGCCTGTCGCTCGCGGACTATGCCAAGTACCGGCAGAAGTCGCAGTAGCGTCGAACGGCGGCGACACCGCCGGGCCATCGGGGTCGAGATCGGCATTCAGCCTAGACGTCATTTCCAGCATCAGTCTTCAGAGGAACCAAACAAAGTACCTTGCGGGCGTTGTGGATTCAGTAGCTGCGATACGGAACGGGACACGCTGTGTCCGTTCTGTAGGACGGAGAACTATCTCGGCGCTCACTCGGAGTCGAGGAGCTGGTAATGCAGATTTCGAGACTGTTTCACCCCGGTGCGGCGTTCATCCGCGATCAGCGGCTCGTCGATCCGGGCGGGAGCGCTGATATCAAGTACGGCGCCGCGCTGATGGCGGGCACCACGACGAGCCGATCGGGGCTGGTTCTCGCGTCTGGCGCCATCGCGGATTTCGCTGGCATCTGTCTGGAGGAAGCGCTGAGCGCCGCCTTCGGGACGGTCGCCCTGGGAACGCTGCTCAAGCGGAAGGTGGCGCTGGAGCCGTCCGCGCTCTACGAGGTCGAGTGCAGTCAGGCTGCGGCTGACCTGATCGCCAACGACGTGGCTAGTGCAACAGCGGGCTCTACGACGTTCACGACCGATCAGGCCGACGACTTCGACGGTGGCTGGAAGTACATCGTGACGGGAACCGGAGCCGGGCAGCTTCGCTACGTCACGGCGGCGACAACGACCGTCTTCACGAACGGCCTGACGGACTGGACCACCCAGCCTGACGCCACGAGCGACCTAATGATGATTCCGAGCCGCAACACGCAGCTTCTGGACCTTCGGGCAGACGCAACGATGTTCGCGTGCCAGAACGGGTCCAGCAGCGCAGAGGTCGGGCGCATCCACGTGGTCGAGCTGAAGATCAAGAGCGACGCCATCGCGACGACGCCGCTGGAAGAACTGACGCACGAGCTAGACGGCCTGAACACGGCCAATGTCAGGTTCTTCCTGGAAGTGTTCTTCACCAACAGCATTCTGCACAAGATCGACTAGGAGGAGGTGAGATCAGATGACCCACATCAGCGAAAATTGGGCAAACACCGTCGACCCTGTCATCAGGCACGTGTTCGACACGTCCCTTATGGGCATGACGAAGGACTGGGTGTCTCGCCTCTACCGTGTCGAGACCTCGGATCGGAGTATCGAGAGGTCTCTGGGTGTCGGCGGCTTCTCGGATCTCCAGGCCCACAACGGCGAGGCTCAGGAACTGCTCAGCTACGAGCAGTACCTCCAGACGTACACGCACAGCGAGTATTCCGGCCTGATCACCATCGAGAAGAAGTGGCTCGAGGACGACCTGACCGGAACGGCGAAGTCGAGGGCCGAGGGCGCTGCCGGCGCGTGGTTTCGCACCCGTCAGAAGCACGCGGCGAGCATCTTCGAAGAGGCATTCACAACGACCCGTGGCGCCGATTCGCTGGCTCTCTGCGCCTCGGCGCACACGAGCAAGACGCCTGGCGTCGCGGTCCAGAGCAACACAGGGACCGCAACGCTCACGTCGGCAAACATCGTGGCCGGCCAGAACAACATGAACGTCTACAAAGACGATCAGGGCGAGCTCATGTCGTCCAACGGAACGCTGGTTCTGGCTGGCAACGCTCAGCGGGAGACGCTCTCGAAGATCCTGAAGAGTGTTCACGTCCACGGATCAGCCAACTACGATCCGAGCATCGGCCGCGAGACGTTCGATGGCGACGACCTGAAGGGCGTGATCTGGAACCGGATCACCGGCAACAAGTGGTTCCTCATCGACGAGCAGATGATGAAGACGATGCTTCGCTGGTACGACCGCGTGAAGAAGGAGATCGTCCGAGATGTCGCCTTCAAGCAGAGGGCGGCGCAGTGGATGGTATACGGTCGATGGAGCTACGGCTTCGATGACTGGCGCTGGATCTACGGTAACAACCCCGGCTAAAGAACTGAAGCATGAAGGCCCCCGGGCGACGTGAAGTCCCCTGGGGCCAAGATGGAGCTGAAGAATGCGAACCACCCTTTGGGGGCTTTCGGCCCTGCTTGTTCTGGCGGTAATCGTTCATGCCGGGACGACGAACTTCGACTCGCTTGGGCTGTCCGGCGACCTGACCGTCACCGGCGATGCAACCGTCACAGGAGACCTCGCGGTCACCGGCGCTCAGACGTTCGCGGGTAATCAGGCAGTAGCGGGAAACCTCGACGTTACCGGCGCCACGACGGCCACGACGGCGACTTTCACGGGAGCTGTCACTGTCAACGACGGCAGCAATCCAAGCTCCGACTTCCGGGTCGAGAGCAACGGGCAGACTGACGCACTTTTCGTGGATGCGTCAACCGACCGGGTAGGTGTCCTCACTAGCGTACCGACTCACGACTTTGAGGTGGATGGCGCTGTCGGCATGGCCTCCACGCTCCAGGTGACGGGCAACGTCAACTTCGACGGTACGCTCGACATTGCCGGCGCAACCCAGGTCGACGATGACTTCAACGTTACTGGGTCAACGACGGTCGTTGGTCTGGCAGCGACCGGCCATACAACCGTAGTCAGCCTGACCGGATCGGGTCGTATCTCTACCTCGGATGTTACGCAGATGCGCGTAACTGAGTTCATACCCTGGCAAGACTTCGTGACTGGCCAGGTTACCGGCGCCTCGACGGTCTTTTCTGGCTTTGGTGCTGGATCGCCCGTTACCACAGCCACAGAGCTTGGTGGCGCGGGTGGTCTTGGTGGCTTTCTTGTCGGTGCAGCAAGTGATGAGTTTGAAACCTTGTGGAACATCCCATTCGACTTCGATCGAACCCAGGATACAACCTTCTTTGTCCTGTTCTACGTTGACGCGGAAGCTGAAAGCGGCGATTCGATCACGTGGTCGCTAGACTACGCCGAGATTGTCCCGGGTACGACAGTCATCGGTGACCCGGCAACCGCCCCAAACACAGACTTCTCTGCGGCGGCATGGGCTGCTGATGGTGTGGTACAGGGATCTGGTATGCCACCGGCTACGATCAACGGCGGCACCATTGGCGCAACGACTTCACTACTGCATCTTGAGTTCATCGTTGCCACCCTGACGAATTACAGTGCGGATGAAGTGACGTTCGTCGGTGTGGTCGTGAACTACGGAAAACTGTTCCTGTGATGGCTCTGGATCTTGTTCGTCTTCGGCAGCAGATCAACCAGCGGATGCGTCCGTTTGGTCAGTCGAAGATGCGCGGGCTTGACCCCTCGAGGGTCAACAGGATCACCGAAACGGTCCCCGTGAAGTTCTGCGGCAACTGCAACAGGCGGTCGGCCCTCTACCTCCCGCAGTGGGCGGAGTACCGGTGTATCTATTGCGATCGCCAGGTGAAGTGAGGCCATGTCAAACGCAACTCTCGTTATCGCCACAAGCCAGGTTTTCACGGTTGCAACGACCATCTACAAGGTGGTCGTTGTTGCGGCCGCTGACGCCGCCGAGGTGACGATTCGAGACAACGCGAACGTGCTTCTTGTCCCGCTTGCGGATGGACAGAAGGCCGCCCACCTGAAGGCGGCTCTCGGGACAAGCGTCAACTTCGACTGGCACTGCGGGCTGAGCCTCCATAGCGGGTGCCACGTAACCATCAATTCCGGTACGGGAGTCGAAGTCTGGATCTACACGAGATGAGTCGATGTCCACCGTCAACGAACTTGTCTCGAACCTGAAGAATCGGCTCAGGGACCAGCAGGCCGACACCTACATCCTTCAGGCCATCAACTGGTGCCGCCGGGATATCGTGACCCGGCGCAACTGGGCGTGGGCGCAGACGCTTGTGGGTGGGCTTCGGACTCTTGGTCCGGCAACGATCACGGATGACGTGACCGTCACGCTCGAGGGAACGTCGGTCACCGTAGCAACGGCTGACGACTCGATGGACCAGCTTGTCACAGATGTTGCGGCCGGCATTGAGCCTCATGTGACGTTCACGCTGGGAGGGGACCGCTTCTATCGAGTGACGGCGGCAACCGGTTCAGGACCCTACACCCTGAGCATCACGCCGGGATACTTCGGCGCCAGCTCAGCGGCAGAGGACATGGTGATCTACTTTCGGGAGTACGCACTCACGAGCGGAACACGCAAGATCGCAAACGTGGTCGGCGAGGATGGGCACACGCTAGGGCTGAGGACCTTGAGCGAGATTGCCTACGCCAACGGCGAGCCAACGGAATCGACAGGACAGCCGAGGTTCTACGCCGTCCGCGGTGGGATGACTCCGACTCTCATCCTGGACCCGATACCCGATGACAACTACTCGATCGCGTTCGACCGGATCGGGGCGCTTACTGATGTTTCCGTTAACGGTACCGAGGCCTCGGTGGTTGTGCCTGCGGAGTGGCATTTCGTGATCGAGGAGGGGGCGCTCTATTTCCTCCGCAGGGATGTGAAGGATGATGACCGGTGGGCTGACACTCGAGACATGTACTTGGAATACCTCGGTCGGATGGAGCGGGCCGACCTGACTGGTGGGTTCGCAAGCTCGGGTGGCGTGATTCACGCGACGAGGAGCCGTCACGGGATGGCCCAGCAGAGGCGGGCAAGTCGATCGTGACCTACCGCGGCAACATCGTGACGTTTGATCCGATGATCGAAGGGCTCTATGACACGAAGAATCCTGTTGAGCTTGGAAACCACACGCCGGAGTGTTACAACGCCAGGTTTTTTCCGACGCACGTTGAGAAGCGGAGTGGGATGTCGTCGGTTCATGATGCGGTGGCTGCCGGGAAGACCGGCATTGGTGGCTGGTACTTCACGACGGCGGCTGGCGCAGGCCGAAACATCGTCGTGGATGAGGATGGGGTGATCTATGGCGACGACACCGGGGCGTGGGTTGCTCGGACTGGATCTGTAACGCTTTCAGTGACATCCAGTTCTCGCGTTCACTTCTGCACGTTCGACGACAAGATCGTCGGCACGGACAACGCCACCACACCGTTTCGTTGGGACGGGTCTTCTGATAGCGCCGCCGTCCTGACCGGCACACCGCCCGCCCGGGCGAAGTACATGGCGACATTCGCGAATCGACTTCTCGCGATCAATTTCACGGAGAACGGAGGCGTGACCGTACGAAATGACGGCATCGCCTACAGCGCCATCAATGATCTCAACAGTTGGGGGGCGTCGGACTTTCTGAGGATCCAGCAGGCCGGCGGAAAACCGATAACAGGGGTTGGCTATAAGACCGATAGCCTGCTGATCTTCTTCGAGAACAACGTGTTCGAACTGACGGATAGCGGCAACGAGCTGATTCCTTTCCAGGCGTCGCTCTACACGGCCGGGCTTGGGCTGAAAGCTGGGTATGCCGTCTTCAGTCGAAACGGTCGCGTGATCGGGTGGACGGCGCGGGGGCCGGTTGACTTCTCGAATCCTGATCCGGTCTATCTCGGCGAGAAGATTCGTCAGACGGTTGCCGATGTGGACTACTCGAACGCGGAGCTCTTTGCTGCCGTTGTGTCCCAGAAAAACGAGACGGTCCGGTTCTGCGTTCGCAATAACGACAGCACCGAGAACGACCTGATCATGGTCCTTAACCCTCAAACTGGGGTTTGGTCTCGGGACAACGGATATGCCATCGAGGCGGGATGGGAGGCGTTGAACTCTGCCGGCCAGTGGGTCGCTTACGGGATCTCCACGGATCGGGTCTACGAGTTCGACACGGGCCAGGAGGACGCCACGCCGTCGACGAACGCCACGGCGTCGATCGTCTTTGATATCTGGACCCCGTGGTATGACTTCCGCGGCCGGGTTGACGGGCAGGGCCCGATGACGCACAAGATTTGGCAGGAGTTCCAGTTGCTCTACCGCGAGGAGACAGACGGAAACTTCGACCTCGGCTATCAGCTCGCGCTGCTTCCTGGTGAGCGGGTTACTGAAAGCGTGGCGATGATCGGGCGCGAGAATGCGCTGATCTGGGATGATGGGATCTGGGGGGTCGACATCTGGGGAGGGTCCGGGGATGCGCCCGCAGAAAGCCGCCTCTTTCTGGATGGGTCGTCAACCCACATCCGATTTCGAATTGTCAACGATGACGACAAGGACGTGACCCTGCTGGGGCACACAGTGGCCTTCAAGGGGACAGGCAGTCTATGAGCCGGATCACCTTCAACAAGCAGAACATCGCCGAGACCGTTCGCGGCCTGGTGGCTCTCGTCAACGGGAAGATCAGCCTGGGAACTCGGGTGAACCCAGGGAATCTGGCGGCCGTCCCGGTTGATTTCACCGTCACGGGCGGCAACGAGAATACGGATCAAGCGGTGGCTCACAAGCTGGGCAGGCCGCCGGCGGGCTGGATCGTCGTTGGTCAGACGGTTGCCGGGATCGTTTACGACTCCTCCGCGTCGCCGTATAATGACAACTGGAGCGACACGTCAATCGAGCTCCGGGCCGATACGGCAGGCACCTACAGGCTGGTGATCTTCTGATGCGAGAGCGCGTTGCGCTGGCTTTTCTTGGGGCGATTCTGGCGATCCTGATCTTCGTTGGGATGGGGGCCCGCCCCACGGCGATGAACACGTTTGTTTCTGGGACGGTAGCGAATCCGTCTCTGGTGAATGCGAACTTCACGAGTCTGTTCAATCCGCTCAACGGGAACATCGACGCGGGGAATCTCTCGACTGGGGCTGTCCTGACTACCAACGTCGCCGACAACGCGATCACGCTGGCGAAGATCGCGGACATGAATTCGGGGCAGATCATCGTGACGGCCAGTTCCGGGGCCCCAACGGCGACAACTCTCACGGGTGACGTGACAATCGGGCCGACTGGGGTTACCACGCTTGCGGCCAATTCTGTGGCGACCGGCGACATTGTCGATGGCACGATCATCGCAGCAGACATCGCGACGGGCGCCGTGATAACAGCCAAGATCCTTGACGGCACGATCGTCGCTGACGATATTGCCACTGGCGCGGTTACGACTGCGAAGATTCTCGATAACACGATCATCGCTGGGGACATCGCCACTGGGGCTGTGGCGACCGCTGAGATCCTTGACGGCACGCTCATCGCAGCCGACATCGCAACTGGCGCTGTTGCGACAGCAGAGATTCTCGATAACACGATCATCGCAGCCGACATCGCAACTGGCGGTGTCGCCACGGCCGAGATCCTTGACGGCACCATCCTCAACGAGGACATCTCTGCATCAGCGGCAATCGCCCTCTCGAAGCTCGCCACGCCGGTTGTCACGGCATCGTCTTCCAGCACTAGCAAGGTGGCAAAGTTCGTCAGTGGGAACCGGGTTGGTGACAGTCGAATCTCCGACAATGGGTCGGGTGACGTGTCGATCTCGACGGGGCTTGACCTTGGCGTGAATGAGCTGACGGCTGGCACAGCGACAATTTCCACGATATCGCGTGCTAGCCCTGGGATGGTCGGGCTCAGTGCGGCCGGGATCGACTTCAATGACCTCTACATGTTCATCCCCGAGGGGACTGACTTTCCTACTGGCTCCGGGGCCTCCCCCTACTTCGACAACTTTCGGATCGCCCGTGCTCTCCCGATGTTCTACGACCCGGAAATGCTGGATGACCGCTGGCTCGTCCCGGAGGCACACGACAACGTGCCGTTTACCAGCAAGCACTTGCTGAGCAGTGATTTCTTCGGCGAGAGTGTCCCGCCTTCATCCGAGGTCGCGTGGAACTTTCTGATTCCTCAGAACGTGGACAGCACGGTTGCCGCAACAATCCAGATCAATTGCTGGACGACTCAATCTGCTGACGCTCGCTTCGACCACAACTCGGCAAGGTGGGCGTCTGGCGCCACGTATACCGCACCGACAGGGATATCGGCGGTCGCGTGGACTTCGACCTTTACGGCCAACCAGATCCTTGTGATCAATCAGTCGATCACCCTGACGCCAACGGCGGGTGACGTGTTCAGTAGTTTTGTGCGTCGTATCGGTGGTGATGCCGCAGACACGCTGACAACGGATATTCGGGTGATCGGCGCCGGGCTGCGGATAACTCGCTCCAGCGGTGAGGTGGACATCATCCAGCCGTGCGCCACAACTCACATTCACTAGGAGAATCATGCGAACCATCATTATCTTTTCACTCGTGTTTATGGCCGCCGTCCTTCCGGGGCTGGTTTTGGCCCAAGATGTTCCCGTGACCGTGGGCGGTATTCACGTCTCGGTCCCCGAGGCTCGGTTTCGGGCGCTCCTGGCTGGACTCGACGGGCCGTCCCGGCAGCGTCTGGAGACGGGGAAGGCTCGGGCCCGCATGGAGACCGCCTGCAACTCGGTAGCCCAGAAGGCGGCTCGGATCAACTCGCTTAGAGACTACTTGGCGGCAGAGGACTTCGCCGCCATCGCCGCTGCGCTCGACGTTGGAATTGCCGCGGGTGAAGCTGAACGGGATCGGCGCAGCTCCGAGCCTCCGACTCCGGTAGTGACGCGGTAGTGGTCAACATCGGCAGCCTGATCGGCCTTGGCATAAGCCTCTTCGGTGGCGGGAAAACCAAGGCCACAAAAACGGAGGGGCCGATTCCGGTCTCACCTCCGCCGGGGATCTTTGACTCTCCGACCGGCTTTCTCGGGCTGCCGACCAGAACGCGATTCGACGATCGGGATCGCGTTGCCGCGCTGAACGCGCTCAAGAGCACGCAGAACGTGGCGCAGGCTGAGGCCATGCTTGCGTCCAATCCTGGAGCCCTCACCATCCTCCGGCGTGTCACGCAGGAGATGGGCCTCCTACTGGCCAACCGGGGAACACTGTCCGACGCAGAGGTCGTCAAGCAGTCCGTCGTCAGGCTTGGGCTTCCTAACGCGCTCGCCTTTCAGGACCTCGGAACGGACCAGTTCGAAACGCTCCAGGATCGGCTTGCGTTGCCGGGGCCGGCCACGGAGCTCTTTCGCCGGTCTCAGGGGCAAATGAGTTCTACGACGCCGGGCAATGTCCGGGAGGACCCGGCGCTTGTTGCTGAAGCGGCCCGGCTTCAAGAGATCGGAGGTGGGCGCATCCAGGCGCTCATGGGTGGGGCTCTGCAAGGCGAATTCCCGAGCCTGTACGCTCATCTTCAAGGAGAAGCCTCTCGGCAGCAAGCCTCGGGGCGTAGCCCTGGTCACCCCGATGCTGTGGCTGCGATGCAGGCCGAGGTTGACCGGCTGTCCGGGCTTTCGTCACGGACGGGGCCGACCGGTCAGCAGTTGCCGGTTTCCGGCGCCAGGGAGACCGACGCCCTTCTTCCGAAAAGCATGAGCCCGGAGGATGTAGCCGGCGGTCGACGAACGGTCGATCCCGGAACGTTCTCGCGGCTGAAGTCGTCGGTCGGCTCCCTCCCCGGAATAGGACCTACGACGTTCCAGCGGCCAGCGGGTGGCGGGCAGCCTCCAGGGCCGGCCCCGACGCCGTTCCCTACGAGGCAGGCCCCGCAGGTGCCAGCCGGTGGCGCGGCCGAAGCTTTCCGGCGCGAGCGCGGCGGATTGCCCGGTGTGAATATGTCGCCGGTTGCTGACCCGGCCGGCGCTGGTGGGTTTGCCGAAAGAATTCGCTCGGGGCGATTCACGCCAGAAGACATCGCCGAACTCATGAAAGGGCAGATGAGATGAATGGTTGACGGCCCCTTCAGTAGACGACGGCGACCGAGGCAGATGGACCTGTCGCTCGGGCAGCCTCCGAGTGCGCTTCGGCCGGCCGGGACGAACCGGGACCCGGCGCAGCCTCGGCCGGTCGGCACGCCGCCAACCTCGAACATCGGCATGAACAGGACCGAGTCGTTCCATCGGCGAGCGTCGCTTGCTCAGCCCGCTGGGCTGCGCGCCGGCGGAGGTAGCCCGCCGCCGGGGACGCCCGGGATCTTCGACATCCTCCGAGGCGTCAATTCTGGCTTTCGCCCGACCGGAGACGTTTCGACCGGTTCGGCTCTTGGGTCTCAGCTCGACACCTTCAACAGCCAGCGAAACAGGAACATGCGATCTGGCATTGGCGGGGGCGGTGGGCTGAGGCCGGAGACTGTATCGCCGGCCACACAGCCAGCCCGCCCGCCGGCCACCCCGCCGGGGACGCCTGTCGGTTCTTCCGTGCCGCCTGGAGCCATCGCCCCGGGCGCATCGCCGACGAACCCCGTAACGATTCCACAGGCACCAGCAAGCGCCGTGCAGCTCCCAGGCGCGGTGTCGCTTCCGGACCCGCAGAGCTTCGTTCGTCAAGGGCTGCAAACCTTCGACGCGGACGCGACGGTCCAGAACCAGCGCCAGATGGACGCGCTGCTTTCCGACCTCAACCGCCTTGGCGTCAACTCGCCACGTGTTGCCGATGCGGTCATGCGGAACGTGCTTGAGCCCAGCAACAGAAACCGGATGCTCCTCCAGTTCGAGTTGGAGAAGGAGGCCGAGGCGAGCCGGCAGGCCAATGCCCGGGACGAGTTCGGACTCAACCTCGACAGGTTCCAGGCTGGTCGGGTGTCTGAGGGGCAGTCCTTCTCCGAGGGTTTGCAGCGGTTCCATGCTGGTGAGAGCCAGGCCGGACGGCTCGGCGCCGAGGAGTTGGCCCGGTTCGAGTCTGGCCGCAACGTCGTCCAGCAGGATCGCGAGTTCGCTATCCAGCAGCGGGCGCAGGAGCTTCAGGCTCAGGGACAGTCCTTCGATCAGGCTGTCCGGGCCGCAACGACGGAGTTCGACCTGCGTGAAGGTGAGCAGCGTATTGGGCTCAACCAGATGCAGGCGAATCTTGCCGCCGAGCAGCAGTCATTCAATCAACAGATGGAGGCGTTCCGGGAGGGCAGGGCAACCACGGAGCAACTTGAGGCGTCGGCTATTCGGGCCTTCCAGGCAGAACTCGGGGCGCGACAGCAGACGTTCGAGAACGAGGTCACCAAGCTCCAGCTTGAGGCCGGGCTTTCCCAGGCAGAGGCTGCGGAAGCCAGGGCAGCATTTCAGCAGTACATGGACTATCGCCGGAACGAGCAAAACGCCCTTCTGGAACTTACGAAGCTGTCGAGCCTCGAAGGCGCGGAGCGGGACCGGGCACTGCTGGAGCTGTTCCAGACGTCGGGGGCCTTCATCGAGGGCGCCATCACGAGGGCAATGCAGGCCAGAACGGCGGCTGCGGATACCCGGTCAACGAACCTGGAGGCTGACGCGGCGGCGCTGTCGGCCGAGAACACGCGAATCGCGGGCATCGGCGATCAGATTGCGGGGGTGTTCTCGTAATGCCAAGCAACAGATTTCTGGTGACAACGGTTCCGGAGGCCTATTCTCGATTTCAGAACGAGCGATCGGAGCGTGACAAGAACGCTTCGTCGGCGGAATTGAACCGGGCATCAGCGAAGCGCCAGGAGGTCGAGGGGCGGCTTGCGGAGATGAAGATCCAGGCCGAGCGGGTAGGGATCAGCGAGAAGATGTTTGACCTGTCGGTTCGCCAAGCATTGATGGGCGAGCCCGACTTGCTGAACTCCATCGACGATATGACTCGAACGTTAGGCCAGTCGTCGCCGGGTGGTGGTGGGTCTTCAATGTCGGCGCCGGAGCCGGAAACTTTCCAGCGGGAGGGGCTCACCCAGCCTGTTGCCGGGCAGGCCGCCGGCGCCACGGCGACGCCGTTTCAGCCGTCGGGGTCCATCACGGACGCGGCGAGGCAAGGATCTGGCCTTGATTCGTTTCGCCCCACCGGCCTCATGGGGCAGTTGCGCGACAGGGCTGGTGTCGGCGGCGCCCAAGGGAAGGCTCTCGAATTTCTCATGCTTGAGAACTTCTCGAAGGACCCCGGTAAATTCGTTCGCATCCCGGGCCAGATTGGTAAGGACGTGGCGGGAACATTCTCACGTGAGAGTGCGGGGAATCTTAGCCGGTCGCGACAGGCGGAAGTCGAGACGCTTACGCCGCTTCGTGCGGGACTTCTCCGGGAGCGTACAGGCTCAGCATCACGGGCAAACCGGCCTTCCGCGCCATCTTCGTTGACGCCGGAACAGCAGACCATTCAGAAGCAACGGCTTGAGGCATCGATGATGCATGCAGAGGCTGAGCTTTTGAAAGGCAAAGCGAACTTGATGGAGGCCGAACGTCGATTTAAGGCAGTGATAACGCCCGCCGCGCCGGACGAAAGAACGGCAACGTCTCTGGCGCAAGAGCGGAAAGAGCGGGAGCGGGAATACCGCCAGAAGGTTGCCGCCGGGAACCGGCTCCGGGCAGAGTTGAAAGCCTACCGGTTCAAAACGTTGACCAGTGAAGAGCAAGACAAGGTGTTTCGTCTCACCGAGAACATCCGGCTTTTTGGTGAGGAAGCACAGATGGCCCTTGACGGTCTCCCGCCACCGACAGGAGCCACGCAGCCGACAGCACCAGTATCGCCGGCGGCAGCACCGGCGCCAGGGGACCGCGGCCGGGCCATTCAGTTCATCATCGACAACGCCCGCCGGAGGCCGTAATGGCTGACCTCTCCGAAGAGGAGGCTGGCATCATTTACGATGCCATGCAAGCCGATCCGTCGATTTCGGTCGAAGCGGCGATAGACGCCTATCTTGAATTCCGTGATGGGTCCAGTTCCGCCGGGCCGATCGAGCCAACGACGGACGCCGCGGCGGGCGGCGGATTCTCGTTTGCGCCGGCAGGGACTCCAGAGTCTTCGCTGTCTTCTCGGATCGATGAACCGGACGCGCAGCCTGCGGGGCCATCGCCCGCACCACTCCAGGCATCCTCGTTGGCGCCGACCGTAAGAAGAGACCAGGCGCTAGGAGAGTCGGAATCACTCGTAAAACAGGCGTCCGAGGCAGTTGTTGGGTTCCCATCTGCGATTGGCCGCCTTGCGAGTGGCGCCGCCAGCGCTGTGGAACAAACGGGCCGAGGGCTGATTTCCGGCGCTGCTGGGCTCGCGGGTGCTGTGGCTGGGAAGATGGCAGAGGTTGGCCCATCAACGCTTGAGCCACTATATCCGGGGGCTTCTCAGTTGAGCGAGAAGCAGCAGCGGTTTATCGAAGCTGGCCGCGCCACTCGCGCCGATGTTGCCCGCCGGGCGCCGTCAGAGGCTGTCGAGCAGGCCGGGCTAGGCCTCGACCCCAGGATCGGTGGTAGGATTCGCCGCGCCTATCAGCCGCTTGCCGAGCACGTTCCGGCAATGGAGGGTGATCTTGTCGGGCAAGCGGCTCGGATCGGCGGCGCTGCCAGGAAGTTAGGGGAGTCGGTTGTCGGCGCCGATCTGGATCGGTCCTCGGAGGCTGGCGGCGGAATCAAGCTCGGGGAGCAGGGGAAGCCGCGAGGACTCGAGACCGTCTTACCGGCCGCGCAGGGACTCCTCGGCGAAACGATGGCGCCCATCATGGCGCCGTTCTCGGTCGGGTTCCAGTTGCCGGTTGAGGCCGTGGCCCAGTCGCTGCGTGACGCCGGATATCAGCCCGAGCCGCGGGGCGTCGAGGACGCTGTTCGCGCCGTCGCCAACATGGCCGAGCTGGTGGGGTCTCTGCCGATGGTCTCTCGGGCGCTATCGGCTGTTCCCGGGAAGCTCGCGCGCCCGATGTCCGCAGCCTTCGCCGCCGACCTTGCGACGAGTACCGGTGAGCAGGTGCAACAGGCGTCAGAGCAGGAGCAGAAAGTCAGCTTCGAGCAGATGAGCGACGCGGCCACCACGGCGGCGTTCGCGCTCATGTCGGCGATCCACGCTTCCCGGCCGCGCGGGCTTGAGACCCCGCCGCCAACGAAAAACGAAACCGACTTTCTGCTCGACAAGATTCTCGAGGCCCCAGAGTTCCAAAAGATGCCAGACGGTACGGTTCGCCGTGTTGAGGTGCTGGTGAATGAGGCGATGGAGAAGGCTGTGACAAAGGAGGCGGAACCCGCGGCGCCTTCCGTGCCCGTGGTCGAGCCAACGGCACCATCTCAACCGCCGACTCCCGCGATCGCCGCCGATTCCAGCCAACCCACAATCCAGCCCATGCCGCGGTTGCAGGTTGGGCCACCTCAAGTCTCGCAGGGAACACGCGTAACCGCGCCAGAAGCGCGACCGGAAACGCGCGCCGACATCAGCCAGCCATTCGCCTTTCAGTCACCACAAGCGGAAGCCAAGGCACCAATCAGAAGAGATGCGCCGCCTTCGCCGCCGCCGGAAACGCGACCAGAAGCCCCGCCACCCGTAGCGCGAGAGGTCGCGAAGCCGCCGGCAGTCGAGCTCGCCAAGCCATCCGAGCCGGAGGCCCGGCCAGCCAGACTCGTGGAACTCCTCGACCGGGCCGCTTCTGGTGACGCATCGGTTGCCGACGCCATCAGGCAGCATCCGCGATTCACGCAGAAGGCAGAGAAGAAGCAGGTTGCCGTAGCCGAGTTCAGGAAGGTCGGAGGGGTCGCCCAGCGAAAGGCGATCAAGACGGCACTGCTTCGGGAAGATCCAAAGCTGGGACGAGAGCGCCTTGACCTACTTGCGGATGCTGCGTCTGCGGCGTTTCAGGGATTCGTTGAGGAGTCGCCCTTCGTGCTTCGAATTCCGGAAGGGCTTGAGTTCAATCCCGAGCTTCGGCGGCTGACGCCCGCCCTGAAAGCCGGGCTCGAGATCAAGGATAGGACCCAGGCGCCAACAGAGGTCAAGCTGTCAGAGGTTGGCCGGTTCGCCGCCAAGAAAGAAGCCATCGAACGAGTCGACGAAGCGGTCGGCGTGCGGGAGGAAACGGGAAGGGCTGCGGCACGGGTAAAAACGTTGGTTGACGAGTTGAACGCCGGCCTTGAGCCAGGAGCACGCGATGTTCGTCTGGCAGAGCTCCAGTCGGAGGTGCGGCGCTTCGAGGATCTGATCGTAAAAGCGGAAGAGGGAAAGAAGTCAGAGGAAAAGCAGGCGACAAGAGCGAAGAAAGCAGCCGAGAAGCGGGAGGATCTCCCTGCGCTCTTCAAGAATGTTCGCGAGGTCGTTGGAGACGGGTTGAGTGAGTCTGACATCTCCCTCGCGGAGAAGACTCTTGGCGCCGTCCTGAAGCGCGCCGCAGCTGCCGGGCGTGGCGATGATGTTGCTTCCCTCCGCAAGTTCGCCAGTGAACACGGGTTGGAGCTTCCTGACGTGCCGATGCCGAAGGACTATGTGGCGTCCGTTGACCGGGAGATTGCCAGGGCCAAGAAGGAGCCGCCGAAGATCAAGGGGTCCGTCTCGAACGTGGGTGAGAAGGGGCCGAGCGTCTCGTTCTCGTCAAGGAACACGCCGGCGATCGTTCGCCGGGTTGTCGATCCGGAAGTTGGATATAAAGCAGCCGTAGCCGAGACCAACCGGCCAGCCAAGCCACCCGTTGAAGGCGCCAAGGCGAAACGGCCGAAGCTCGTGAGGGTCCAAAAGGTAGCCGTTCCGGTAACCGACAGGCAAGCACCGACAGACGTTCGGTTATATCGCGTCAAGCCAAAGGCTGGCGCCGAAGCCAGCGGCGACCGTTACGGCGCCACCAAGGAGCACTTAGCCCGCTTCCGCAAATCTGGCGATCTTGGCGATCTAGTTCTGATTCCGGAAGGCTTCGATCGGGCCGATCTACGACTTTACGAAACGTTCTTTGCCCCGCGCAAGGAGGACATGACATTCCAGAACGACCAAGGGATGGTGAGGATCGTTGGCCCCGTTGCAGAGGGCAAGATGGCTTCACGCCTTTGGGCCGGCAGCATGTATGAACGATTCACGCAGATCCTGGATTCCGGGCCGAAGGCGGCTCATGACGAGGTGAGGAACTTTAGGATCACCTTTGACGCCAGAAAGCGATCTGGAGAAAACCCGTCCGAGTCGGAGCTCTCAAAGCCAGCAAGAGACATGCTCCGCCAGATCAACGAGGAGGTCGAGCGGCCGGCGGCGCGGATGCTCGGGGTCGCGGAAGACAAGATTGAGAACCACCTTGCCCAAATCTACCTGAACAGGGAGATCGATTTCCTCCGCGATTCTGCCGGTGGGAGTCAGTTCGAGAAGGAGCGGAAAAACCATTTCGATAGCGTCGAAGATGCGGAGGCGGCCGGCCTCCTAATGGATCAGCGGGTGGCCGAGTACATCTACCTTCAGGCTGTTGGCGACGCCCATTTTGTCAAGCCACGGTTGCCTGACGCGGCGGTCTGGATTGCAATGGCCCCGTCCGGGTCGAGAGAGCTCTACCGGAACATGCTGACGGACATCATCCATGGGCTGTCCATAAAGGCCAGAGACGCCGCATCCCGGTTCCCGCTCACCAGTGAAGGTTTGAACGCCTACACCGCCGTAGTCTACGCAGTGCAGCTCGGGGCGTTGCCGGCGGCATTGGTGAAGCGTGCTGGGTTTGGACTTGGTGCTCAAGTAGCCGCCTCCGTTGGAAACATGGCCGCCCCGGTGATCAACGCCTCACAGATGGCGCTTGCGAACGCTTTTGTTGGGCCCCGGGCAGTCGCTCGCGGGGTCTCTCTCATGGCCAAACTTGGCCCGGAGAAGTTCTTTCGGCTCGCGAAACGCATGGGCTTTACCGGATCGGACTTCGGCGATGAGATGGCGCTTCTGATTCGCGACATGCGCCCACCGAAGAGCGCCGTAGCCGACACGAGCAAGTTGACTCAATGGTTCTACGATAAGCTGAGTAGCGCCGCAAGTGGGGCTCGCGGGCTTGCCTCCGACTCAATGATGGCATTCCTCGGCGTGGAGCAGATCATGCGCGGCGTTGTTGGCGTCGGGTCATTTGCTGACGCGCTCGACGCTGTAGCGCTGACGAAGGCTGACCCCTATCGGCTCTCGGTAAGGCTTGGCATGAGCAAGTACGCGCAGGGAGAGGTCCCATGGATCTTGGAGCCGCTCAAGACGGGAAACCATGAAGCGTTCGCGCGCCGGCTTGCGCAGTCGAATGTCGATTCGACGCTGTTCGCCTATGCACCGGAGAATCACAGCGGAATAATCCGGGCCATCCGTGACGCCGCCGGCCCGGCGTTAGGTCAGTCGGTGTCGCAGTTCTTGACGTTCTCCATGCAGATGTCATTCACCTACCTCCGGAAGATGGCCGGACTGAAGACCCGGTCACGGGCACTCGACACGCTACTGAAGGACAAGACATCACAATTCGTTGACGCTCAAGGCAAGGGGTTCGAGACGCAGGCAAACGAGATCCTGTCAGCGCTTCAGGAAAAGCGTGGCTTCAGCCGTCCGATGGCTCTGTTCACCTTCATCACGACGATTGGCGCTTACCATCAGGCGCTCCGGCAGACGGGCGTCAACATCGGCAGCTCGCTCGCGCTGGACCCTGACGACGTGATCCCGGGAGGGTCGCCGGCGGCGCAAGCGCTCAACGGGTTCTGGCAGTTCACCGGGGCGCTGGCTTCGGATCGGAAGAGCAGCAAGCAGGCGTCTGCGGTGTTCAAGGCCACGATGCGAGGGCTTGCGCGGTCACTTTCGCCGCGTAACTCACCGCGCATCCTGAACCTCCTCATCGACTACACTCATGCTGAGCCGGAGGAGAAGCACACGATCATCCGCAAGTTCAACCGGCTGGACCAGCGCGAAAAGGATCTCTTTTACGAGGTGTTCGGGGTGCAGAACGTGCAGGACATCGTCCACCAGATGGACGCCTTCCCTGTTCGAGACAGGAAGCATAATATCCTCTTCTATCAGGCGTTGCCGCAGGTCTTAGCGGAGGCGATCGGGTTCACGTCGGAACGTCGAGCTGCGGCGGTCTCTGCCAACGCATGGCTTGACGAGACGATGCGGCTAATTCGCGAGGATGGCGCGATCAGTCGAGGGGAGATGGATGGTTTAGAAAAGGCCATTCACGATTTCAAAACGAGGTACAAGGGTATCAGGGACACAGGCAGTAAGATGTTGCGGTCGGTGGTTCCATAACAGAGGCGCGCCTTTCTGACTGGAGGACGCGAGCAATGAATCCAGAGCTCACAGCGACATGGCGAGACGTGGAAGACATCGAGCGCCGGCTCAAGGACATCAAGACGGCGCTCACCGAGGAGATCAACCGCCCGCGGACGGATTACGACAAATGTCACGTGAGGATACCGCCGAGCTCCACAGCCTCAAGACTACTGTCGAGGTATTACGATCTGAACTCGCGCACGTCCAGCGCCTTCTCGAAGATTTACGGCAAAATGCTCGGGAGAGATCGCTAGAAGTGCGATCGATTCTCAGCGAACATCGTGACGTGATCGATCTCAACACTGAGGCGATCGCATGGGCCAGGACTACATTTAGAGTCGTTCTGTCCATTGCGTCCGCTGTAGCTGGCGTCGTCGCGTGGATGACGAGTAAGAGGAACTGAACCATGGCGAGAGCGAAGCGGATCATCGCGCTGGATAAGGAACTCGTCGCGGAGTACGTGCGTCTGTGGGATTCGGTGAGCATCAATCCTGGCTCCGGGCCACTCGCTGGGAATCAGGCCATAAGGCTTTTCCAGCATCGCCAGCGGTACTGGGATGCTGGCGAGCCGATCGGCGTCCCGTGGCAATTCGTGGCCGTCATCCACATGATGGAGAGCGGCCAGCGGTGGAATAGACACGCCCACAACGGCGACCCGCTGACGGCGCGGACGGTCCATGTCCCTCGGGGTCGGCCACCGAAGCCCGCGAGGCCGCCGTTCACGTGGGAGGTTTCGATGCGTGACGCGCTCAAGATGAAGGGCCTCGACTCGTGGGACCGGTGGGACGTGGCCGGGATGCTATTTCAGCTGGAGCGCTTCAACGGCTGGGGCTACCGGCTCTATCACCCTGAGACGCTCTCCCCGTATCTCTGGGCCGGGACGAGCCACTACCGGAGCGGCAAGTATGTGGCTGACGGAAAGTGGAGCCCGACCGCCGTGTCGAAGCAAATTGGCGCCGTGGCGCTGCTCCGCTGCATGAGGTGGCCGACGTGACCATCGAGCGCCGCTCTGCGGAACTGATGGCCGAGGCGCACGAGCATGCCGCGCTGATCGTCGAGGAACTGACGGCGACGCTCCGCGAGACCGACTGCAATCGGTTCCGGAATCTGATCACCGCGGCACTCGTGGCCGCGAAGACCACGGTCACGAAGATCGCCGACGCCGAGACGATCCTGCGGCTCGGCGCCGAGGTGGCGAGGTAGACTACTGACCGAGGAGGTCATCGACCATGGGACGAAAAGACTGGCGTACTTTTTTGGGTGTCTTCATCACTGCCGGCGTTGTCGCCGTACTGAAAAAAGTTGGGCTCTCCGATGAGATGGCCGTCGCCGCTGGTGGGCTGATCGCCGGGCTCTTCGGGACGAACATCGCCGGCATCGCCTTCGAGGACGCGGGGGCGAAGCTCGGCGGCGCGCC